AGGACGAGCTCGGTCGGCGTGAACAGATAGCCGGCGCACGAGCCGCCCCTCGTAGTAACCGGCGGAACCGGGCGGCCGTCGATCGTCACACACAGCACCGCCGTCACCGGAAAATTCGCGAAGGCGAGCCGCCTGCCGCCATTGCCGTCGCGGCTCTCGACCCAGTCGCCCGCCGCGATCTGGCGGCCGAGCCAGGCCTGAATGAACTGGCTCGCTGCCGAAATCAGGCGCGCCAGCAGCGCGTCATCGCCCGCCGGAAACGGGTTCGCGCCCGTCTGCAGCCACGCCTTGACGTCGGCCAGCGTGGTCAGATCGCCGAAGGCCACGGTCTCACGCCTCGCCTTGCTCGTCCGCGACAGCCGCATCATCCGGTTTCGGCCCGACTCCGGTCGGCACGGGAACGCGGACGAAACCGTGTGGCTGCAGCGCCTCGTCGGCGTCCGCCGGCACGACAAACTCGCCGTTCTCATCCGGTTCGTAGATCCGGCCGGCGTAAAAGCAAGAGGCGGCATTCCGGTGGCGCAACTTCACCATTTCGGGCGGCGCGTCTGAACCGATGCTGTTCATGGATCCATACTCCTTTCGAAATTTGGTGGTCACGGGGCATCGAAATCGGCCATTCCGAAGGCGTCAGCCATTGGCGATGTTGGTGATGACCCCCATCGCGAAAGGCGCGTACACCGCCAAGACCTCCTCGGCATAGACGCCGACCTGGCGCTGGCGGGTGACCACGGGCCAATCGATCTGGTAATAGTCCTGCCGGGTCTTCACCTCGGCGGCGTTCGGCACCTCGTTCGACTGGTATTGGATCGGCAGGTTTTCCGCCCAGCCGAGGATCGTGCCCGGCGGCACGCGCGGATGAATGCGGATCGGGATACGCAATCCGCCGTTCATCGCGAACGGGTTGTAGTAGTACGACACCGTCACCGACGCGGCGAAATCGAGCGCACTGCCGTCGCCGGTCACCTCGTAGCGCACGAGCGGCCCGGATGCGTTCGACAATACCTTGTTGGTGATGTTCTTCAGCTCCTGCGAGTTGACGTAGAGGACCGTCGGCGACAGCTCGTAGAGGTCCCACATGCGTTCGAACATCGCGTCGATTTCGACCACCGAACCGCGCCCGGAGGCGGTCAGGGTACTGCCGCTTCCCGCGGTCCCGGTCGCCATCACGTTGACATAGGCGTTCGAGCCGGCCTTCAACGCGGTCGTCAGCAGCCCGTCATAGGCGTAGCTCGGGTTGGCGGAATTATCGGCGGTAATCGCGCTGACCGGCTGTCCGCTGCCGGAGAGCGGGGCGGAGAGCCCGATGCTGTTGATCGTCGTGATCGCCTGCAAAGTCTCGCTGCCGGAGGCGCCGACATACCAGGCGTAGGCGACGGCTCCCTGAACCGGCGCGACGCTCGCGTAGAGCGTCTGGCCCAGGGTAACCGCCTGGGTCGCGTTGGCGCTCTTGTTGGAGGTGCCGCCGGCCAGCGTGAAGGTCTTGCCGTCGGCGCCGGTGATCGTCTTAGTGGTGGCGCAACCGGCCGCGACGCTCGAATTCTGGTACCCTTCCAGGGTCAGCGCCGCGAGGATGACCGAATAGGTCGCGGCCGGCAAAGTGGCCCCCGTCCCCGAGGCCGACAGGACCGGCGTCGCCGGCGTGCCGAGCTGCAACGAGGCGTTGCCGGCGAGGATCGCCATCTCCTCCTTCAGCATCATCTTCTGCAACAGCCGGAACGTCATGCGCGACTGGATGTCTTCGAAATAGCGGCCGGCGCTGATCGCCTCGTAGGTCGCGGCATCCTCCTCGCCGATCGTCACATAGCTCGCCGAGCGGCTGGCCGTGGCATAGGACATCTGGCCCGAGCGCTGGCCTTCCGGGACCCAGCCCATTGCGTCGAAACCGGAGCCGATGATCGCGGTCACCTGGCGCCAATTGGTGGCGGTCCCGGTGCCGCCGCCGACCCGCGGCATCGTGTTCCGGATCGGGGTGACGAACGGGTAAAGGTTCTTGGCCGGCGCCTGCAGGTCATAGGCGACGAGACCGGTGGCGGTCGAGATCGTCTTGGCGATGCGATCGTCGGGTGAGCGCAGCGCGCCTTTGACGAGATCCAAGGTGTCTTGGGTCGGGTTCATGCAATCCTCCGCGAGGGCGTAAAAAAACCCGGCGGAAGGCCGGGGTCTGGGGAATGGGTCAACGGACCCAGTTTCAGCGGTCGCCTCGCTCGTTGAGGCCCGGCGACACCGGGCGGATCGGATTGGCGTAGGCGGCCTTGATCAGCGCGAGCGTGCGCTCTTCGTCGCTCATGCGGGAGAGGGCGGCCACCACATCCTCCGGCGGACCGGCAGCACGCGTTCCGTCGTCGCGCTTCGTGATACCGGCAAGGCTGCGCGCAATCGTCACCGGCGGCAGCGGCGTCTGCGCGATCGCCTCAACCCGCTGGGTGAGCTTGTCGAGGCGCGGCACGATGTCATCGAGCATCGCCGCCAATGCCGCCTTCTCGGCGAAGGCCTTAGCCAGCGCCGTGCCGAGCAACTCGCCGCCCGCGCGCGGCGAACCGGCGAGCGTCGCGGCAAAGGCCGCCAGCCGTGGGTCGCCCGTCTTGCGCAGCAATTCGGCGACCTCGCCCGCCGGCGCGCCCGCCGCCTGCACGATCAATTCCGCCGTATCCCGCAATTCGCCCGCGCCGGTTTCTAGGAGTTCGCCCGTTTTCTCGGCGACGCGATCGTTCAAAAACCCGCTGAGCTCGTCGATGATCGCCCGAGGCTTGGCCAGCCGGGCGGATTCGTCGCCCGCCACCGCGACCTCGGTCGCGAGCGAGCCCCGCAGCCATTCGAGACCGAGGATCGTGCCCGCGAGATGGCCGACATCGTCCAGCCGCTTGCGCAGGCTCTCGCCCGCGATCGCCTTGGCGTGCGGGTGCGCCGCGAGCGGCGGGCCGACCGGGTCGATCTTTTCCTTCCAGGCGACGACGATGCGCTGCTTGATCCGGTCAACCTGATCGGGTGTGTATTTCGCCGCATCGCGCGGCCGGTGAATGTAGGCCCAGGCCGCGCGGATATGGGCCTCGCTGTCGAGCGGGTAGCGCTCGCGGCCGTCCGGCTGAAATCCGGGGTCGCCATAGGCTGCCGCGACCTCGCCGGCGGGGGCCGGGCTCGCTGCGTCCGGGGCCTCGATGCAGCGAAGCGCTTCCGCCTTCGCCGCATGACGGTGACCGGCGATGCCGCAATCCCACAGCGGGATCGGTTGCCGCGGGCGCGGCGTCGCGGGGGCGGCCGTGTCCGCTCCGTCCGCCTTCCAGCAGTCGAAGACGGCTTCGGGGTTGGCCGGGCGATCGACCAGGCTGATCTCATTCAGCGCGAGCCCGGTAATCACCCGCCGGTCGGCGCTATCGCGCTCGCGAACCCGGCCGCCGATCGAGAACCCCTTGTAGACGCCCTGCTGCACCTTGGCTCAGGCGCGCTCATCGGTGATCCGCGCCGCGACGAAAAGGCCCTTGTCGTCAAGCGCGGCTTCGGTCGCGACACCAACCGCCGAGAGCTGGTGCATCTCGCGGATGTTGGCGAACCGCATGTAGTCGTCGAGCGCGGCGCCGAGCGCCTCGCGAGTGACGATCTCTCCCTGCTCGTCTACCGCCTCGGTCGAGGCATAGCCCCAGACCATGCGATGTTCGGCGTCGACTTTCGCGATGGGCGCGTAGAAGCGCATTATCGATCCCTTCCGATTTCGGCTTCGCATCCACTCTCGGCCGCGCTTCCGGCGGTGAGGCCGCCCGCTTTGGGCACACTTAAGGGGCCAGCCGCACCGGGCCCTGCGCCGCGTAGACCATGGCCACGTCACCGCCGCCGATCGGTGGCAGCCCGAGCAGGTCGCGCGCTTCGTTGACGGTGTAGATCCCGTCCTTGACGTAGGTACTCAGCAGTTGCGCCTGCTCGGCGGCGCCGGTCGCCCGCATGTCCGACCAGGCAAATTCGAGATCGCGCTGTCCCATGTGATCCTGGATCACATGATCGGCGAGCCGCTTGATCCAGCCCATCAGCGGGGCGAGGCCTTCCTCGAGCGCCGCTTCCTGCGCGGTTTCCGCGGTCGCGCGGTTCACCTGCCGGGTGAAGGCGGTCGACGGCAGCGAGAAGGCGTAGCAGACGATGCGCGCCAGCCACTCGTCGAACTCGTCCTTGATCGGCGAATCCTTCACGGATTGCCACTTGGCGCCGAACGGCACCGG